CATCCGTATACAGATAAATCCCCAGCCCGAACTGATTGTTGGTCAGTGCGCCTGACAGGCGGAACTTACAGGTCAGTCTGCCGCCCTGTGTCAGCAGGGTAATTGCGTCATCCACCGGATGCGTCAGGGACCAGGTTTTATTGCTCTGCTTGGTGATCTTAAATACACCATCTGACAACTGAATTCCGCCATCCTTAATGCTCCAGCCCTGCGCAGCAGCCTCTCCGGCTGCCGGCAGCAGGGAGATTGTGCGAACGGACGTATCTGCAGACGGACCCGATGGCGTGTTGCCGCCGGGCGAGGGTTTGATTTCCGGTGCCTTACCACTGATGAAGGCTGAGGTGCGCCCGGCTGCGTTCAGAATAGCGGTTGCCAGACGATCCGGAATAATGCTCCTGCGCGCCCATGAACTGAAATGTGTCGGGCGGTTTGATGATACCTGGTTTCCATTCGTTCTCGATGCCGCACCGTAATATCCTGATGCCGGAATATCCGGATCTTCTGCCGGCGCGTTAGTGGCGGTATTGACGCCGTTACCGTCTGTCATGAAGGGCACAAAATAAACGCCCTCACTCTCCCTGTTTTTATACCCGCCGTACACGGTGTCGTACTGGGTAGCGTATGTATTTTTCCAGTAATACGTCGTGTCACCACAAATCCACGGCACATCTGCAGCACTGCCACCATGGCACTGCGCGTTAAACACGGAGAGGTCAGCACGAAACTGTGTCAGCATGGCTGTAAACAGCGCAGGTTGCTGTGCGTGGGTGGCGGCGCTCATGTCAAACTCTCCCTGCATCCAGCACACCGCCAGCAACACATTTTTCGGGTTCTTCTGTAATGCAGCTTTAGTGCGCGCAATCAGGTCCTGATATAACGGTTTACCCACACCCCAGCGTGCCGAATCCTGGCTGGCCCCCGTGTCCGCACTGAATGTCCCCTCCGCGCCCTGGGTGAATGCCGAACCACCACGACAGCATGGTACCAGCAGGATCCCCGCGTTATTCGGGATATACGGGAGCAGTTTTTTGGCAATATGTAAGCCCTGGCCGACACAGCCGTACTGCCCTTTGCTCAGGTCTGCCTTCGGATGATTCAGCGTACTCATATCCTGCACATCATGCAGGCAGTGGTCGGCCGGAATAATATCGTTATATCTGCAGGCAGCCCCACCCGGCGTCACTGTACTGCGGCGCGCCAGCTGTTTAATGCGCGGATCCGGAGCATCGTATGAATCCGGCAGCGGAAGCCCTTCACCGTAAGCCATGGCATTGGACTGCCCGGCCAGTACGATGACGTAGTACCAATCCGGCTCAGTTGCACCACTGACCACCACATCACCTTCTGCTGTAATCGCCTGCATCAGGGTATAAGGGGTTATGGCCACCGGACTACCAAACGGCTGCCAGCCCTCTTTCAGTTTGTGTGTCAGCTTTTCCGCAAGGTCTGACGGCGACGCCGCCCTGACAACATCATAGTGTTTAAATGCCATGAATCCTCCCGGCCGGGATAATATTGTGAGTAAAATGAGGAGCGGGCTGAAGTCCGGAAGTTACAGGACAATGGCAGAAGAGAGACAACAGCCCGCAATACGAAAAAGGCCGCGCTATTGCGCAGAGTGATTACTGTCGGATATTATTCGCCAGCTGAAATATTACTTCACGTTTTGTTGTTTATTCCTTGCCGCCCGCGTCTCCCTGCGCGGGCTTTTTTTGTCCATAAGAAAGCCCCTCCGGAGAGGGGCTGGAGAGTGGCGCTATGTGCCATTGCATGGTGCCGGGTGCCTCCCGGTGAATTCAGTACCAGCACCTGAATCCGCGATTATCCCATATACCTACTCGCTGATTGCCCCTCCGCACAGGGGGATTCACCATGCCAGTTTCTTTTAACAAACTCCCCGCAAACCAGACAACAGTCAACCGCCTGAATTGTGAGACATTTAAAAAAAAGCCCGCAAAAGCGAGCCAGGGAAAATAAGTGTGGCGCGTTGTACTGGATTCGAACCAGTGACCGATTGCTTAGAAGGCAATTGCTCTGTCCGGCTGAGCTAACAACGCATGATGCAGATAATGGACCGCCATCGGGGACTTGAACCCCGCGCAACCAGCTTCGAAGGCTGGCGCTCTATCCCGATGAGCTAATGGCGGTATGTGATGGTGGCCCTTGCTGGATTTGAACCAGCGACCTGGCGATTATGAGTCGCTCGCTCTCACCACTGAGCTAAAGGGCCGGGAGCCGCATAATAACGACGCGTAATTAATTCTTCAATATCATCCGTTCTGGCTGACTAAATCCTGTACTTCCCGAACCGTCTGCTCAAAACGTTCAGTCTCCAGCTCAACGCCAATTGCACGACGCCCGAGCGCCAGTGCCGCTTTCACTGTCGAACCCGACCCCATGAAAAAATCTGCAATCAGGTCACCCGGACGACTGCTAGCGCTGATTATCTGCTGCAGCATTTCTGCCGGTTTTTCGCACGGATGTTTCCCGGGATAGAACTGCACCGGTTTATGCGTCCACACATCGGTATACGGCACCTGCACCGTCACGCCAAAATACCGCCGCAGATGCTTATATTCACTCAGCAGTTCCATATACTGCCGGTTCAGCTCACTGTATGTGCTGACCAGTTGGTAATGGGACTTTTCCAGTTCTCCCCGCTGATGTTTCTCTTCTGCCACCCGGGCAAACAGCGACTGTAATTTCAGATAATCGCTTTCGTTCGGTAGCTGCCACTGACTGGCACTGAACCAGTGCGACACCATGTTTTTCTTTCCTGTGGCATCTGCAATCTGTTTTGCCGTTATCCCAAGAGCAGCACGCGCATCACGAAAGTAAGAAATCAGCGGGGCCATCACATGCTGTTTCAGTGCCCTGCCCTTCGCCTCATCGCCATCATCTTTCGGACGATACGGCCCCTGATAATGTTCCGCGAACAGAATGCGTTCTGTGGCCGGAAAATACGCCCGCAGGCTTTCCTTGTTGCACCCGTTCCAGCGTCCGGACGGCTTCGCCCAGATAATATGGTTCAGCACATTGAAGCGTTCACGCATCATGATTTCAATGTCAGATGCCAGGCGATGGCCACAGAACAGGTAAAGACTTCCGGCAGGTTTCAGCACCCGCCAGAACTGCGCCAGACACTGGTCCAGCCACTTCAGGTAATCATCGTCGCCCTTCCACTGGTTATCCCAGCCCTCGGGCTTCACTTTAAAGTATGGCGGGTCTGTGACTATCAGATCGACAGAGTTTTCCGGTAAGGTCTGGATAAATTCCAGGCAATCAGCGTTGATTAACTCACAACTGGATATTTTTACAGTATTAGCCATAGATCAATAAGCACTTCTCTGATAGGCTCATACCGCTTTTGCGCAAAGCAGATGGGCCTGAGGTTTGCTTGTGACCCCAACGCATGAGCAGATGGCTGGCAGGTGCCGCTAACACCCACCAGCCGCCCATTACCACAAATAAAAAAGCCTTCACTGAGGAAGGCGTCTGTAACAACCGAACTGATAATCTGCCAGACCCGCCATAACAAGCTGGGTCAGTATTAACTGGCAGCGTTCGCGTGAAAGATAAGTGTTCTGCGCAATTTCCCCGGCGGTCGCCGGTTCGGTGACGCTTAATTCATTAAACACCACTCTGGCGGTTTCGGTCATATCCTGCTGTTTTAGCATGTCTTTTTCCATTTTCCGGTTAACGTGACATACCAATAACTCTTGTCGAAAAAGCCAGCAAGTTGAAAGACCGGTATTAGCAACCACCAGCGCGTTTAACGCCCCGTGCCGTTTTTCAGTCATAAAAAAACCCGCAAAAAGCGGGCTCTTTCAAATGTCCATGTCTGCTATTCGCCTCGCGGTACAGCTTTGCGAAAGCTTATCGGAATTGAAGCAGTTTTTACGTCAAAAAGCAATAACTTTTTTCTCTATACCAAAAGCCATAACCATTGGTTTGTACAAAATAAATTCTGCCACCTTTAGCCAATGCTCAATGCGTCTTTCACAGGTTCTTAAACTCCATTCCGGATGTGCATCATTCAGCAGTTCAGCCATTTTGCGCTTAGTCATCCCCCGCCCCACATAACGCTGACTCAGAACATTGAGCAGCCCGGGATAACCTGCCAGTACTTCACCAATAACCCTGTCGATTATTAACGCCTCTGAATCGGTACAATGTGCCAGCCAGCTTTTTTGATTGCCGTTGATCATATCCCGCAAAAAAGCCTCAAGTTCAGGTTTGTCCAGACCCGCTTTTTTCATCCTCCGGAGCGCCTCGTTAATTGCCGTTTTTGTCAGCTTTTTAGAGGTCAGTAATTGGTTGAACATATTTCCCGTCTTACCGTCGCCAATATACGACCAACGCCCCCACATACGCAGTTTCCCCTGGATCCAGACACTTTCCAGCGTTTTCAGGCGTAAATGCTCACCGCTTTTGCCTGTAATTTCCGGGTATATCATATTTATGCTCACTCACTTTCAATTTTGTAAATCTTCACGCCCAGCCGCCCACCAGAAACGAGCTGACCGCGCACAATATTGATTTCATCAAACTGCTCGTCGTCTATAAGTAGTCCGGCATGCGTAAGCGCATCCAGTGGTGCCTTCAGGATATTGTCCAGGTCGCGGCGGCGCTTATCCGGTGGCTCTGCAATAATCTTTATCGCCAGCCTTCCGGACAGGTTTAATTTCAGCCGCTGCTGGCGAACAATAAGTGCCACATCCCGGCGATAACGCTCACCGGCTTTTGACACAAAATATGTGCTGCCACGACGTCGCCAGTAGGTGTTCACCGTCGGCGGGTAAGGCAAAACAAATTCTATGCGTTCAGTCATTCATGCTTTCCACTTCAGGACACCCGAATTTCTCGCGTGCATTAAAAAACGAATCAGCAACAACAGCTGGCTGCCGTGTTTTTCTTCAAAATCTTTTACCCCGGCGTGCAGTTCGTTATGGCATTTACGGCACAGCGGAATAACAAACAAATCATCAGCCTTTGTTCCCATCCCTCCCAGTCCATGACCAATGATGTGATGCGGATCATCTGCCTGATTGCCACACGTCATGCATTTCTGCGTTTTTACCCAGCGCGTGTATACAGGCATCTCTTCCCGTTGTGATTTCTGGCGCTGGAGATACTGAGCCGGTGACTCCGGATCAACGGCAATGCTGACCACCGTCTTTTCCTGTGGCGGGTTTTGCTGGTGGGCGTGAGGCAGCGGCGCAAGATTTTTTGTGCGCTGCTTCAGTATGCTGGTGGCTGTCTGTTCTCCCGGTACGATGTCACTCTCACGGTATACGGAGCGGATTTTTTCCGCTGGTAATCCCAGCGAACGACGCGCTACTGCCTCAGGTAGTGCATCCACCACCTGATTGCAGGCCGCCCACCAGGATAATTCAGCCAGCGATAATTCACGCTCCTGTGTGCCATTCATTGCGTGACGAATGACGTCAATCATCCATGCTGACAAGTTTCGGTGAGCAAGTTGCTCAAGTGATTCGGAGGTCTGGTCACGCAACTGGTTGTCGCAGTGCCAGCACAACACCATTGCGCCGGTACCATAACGGTGAATGACGGTTTCACTGTGGTGATAATCGCCGTGTGGCCACTGGCAGGATTTAACATGGCGCAGTAACCAGTCAGACAATGCGCCAGCGCCACCAGCAGCACGAATCACTCGTTCGTCGCTGAAAAATGGCAGTAATGATTTATCCTCCGCCAGCGGCTGGCGAACGGCAGGAACGACCCCGGACGGCAGATTACGCATGCTTTTCGGTTCCGGCTCCACCAGTACCCGGGT